AACCGAGAAAACCAGAGTGCCACCGGTTCCAAACAGAGTAAAGAATCGGTAGAATAGTAAATAAGAAATTGCGCCTACGGGAAACCGGGGCGCTTTTTCTATGCCTGATGAAAGGGGTGAATACCTGTGACACCAAGACAGCGGAAGTTCTGTGATGAATACCTGATCAGCGGCAATGCTACGGATGCGGCAATCAAGGCGGGGTATTCGCCCAAGACCGCAAAGCAGACGGGCTCTGAAAACCTTGCAAAACCTGACTTGAAAGCGTACATCGAAACCGAACTTGAAAAACTTCATTCGGCCAAGATCGCTGATGCTGAAGAAGTCATGAAATACCTGACTTCGGTAATGCGGGGCGAACATACTGAAGAAATCCCGATCCTGTGCGGTGACGGTTGCCAAGAGTTGACACAGAAAGAGGTTGGAGCCAAGGAAAGACTGAAGGCCGCTGAACTGATCGGCAAGCGTTATGGTATGTTCACGGACAAGGTAGGTATGGAAGGGGCCGTTCCGGTGATTATCACAGGGGATGATCAACTTGAAGATTAGCCCACAGGCCAAGCGGGTTCACCTTCCTGAAGTGGTTGGCAAGGGTTACGGAACCTTCTGGAACTTCAAAGGCCGTTACCGGGTGTGTAAGGGAAGCCGTGCTTCCAAGAAATCCAAGACCACGGCCCTGAACATCATCAAACGGATGATGCAATACCCGGAAGCCAATACCCTTGTGGTTCGTAAGGTGTTCAGAACCTTGAAAGATTCCTGTTTCACCGAACTGAAATGGGCAATCAACCGCCTTGGGGTTTCAGCCTATTGGGAAATCAAAGAAAGCCCCCTTGAAATGACCTACCTTCCCACCGGTCAGAAGATTTACTTCCGGGGCCTTGATGATCCCCTGAAGGTTACTTCAATTACGGTTGAAATAGGGTTTTTGTGCTGGTGCTGGATTGAAGAAGCATACGAAATCATGAATGAAGCTGATTTTGATATGCTGGATGAATCCATCCGTGGTGCTATCCCGGAAGAAACCGGCCTGTTCAAGCAAATCACGCTGACATTCAACCCGTGGAACGAAAAGCATTGGATCAGGAAACGCTTCTTCGGGGAGATCACCGGCAAAGATGCCCAAGGGAACCCCACATACAAGTTCCATGATAGCTGGATCAGCCCGGATGGGCAGATTTACGCCACAACCACCAATTACCTGTGTAATGAATGGCTGGATACGGCGGATTTGAAGGTGTTCAACACCATGAAGGAAAACAACCCCCGCCGCTACAAGGTGGCTGGCCTTGGGGGTTGGGGCATTGTGGATGGCCTGATTTTCGATAATTGGCGGGAAGAAGCCTTTGATTATCTGGCTATTTCCAAAAAGCCTGATGTGAAAAGCGCCTTCGGCCTTGACTTCGGTTATACCAACGATCCCACGGCCCTGTTCTGTGGGCTGGTGAGTGAGAAGGAAAGAACCATTTGGGTTTTTGATGAACTGTATGAAAAGGCCCTGACGAACCGGGCAATCTGTGACCGGATCACCGGCATGGGTTACGGCAAGGAACGGATCAAGGCCGATTGTGCCGAACCAAAGAGCATTGATGAATTGCGGGATGCTGGCCTTCATCGTATCAGAGCCGCCCGGAAGGGCAAGGACAGCGTGAACAACGGAATCCAGTACATTCAGGGTTACACCATCATTGTTCATCCCCGATGCGTGAACTTCATCACAGAGATTTCAAACTACACATGGGCAGAAGATAAGTTCGGGGCCAAGATCAATGTTCCCATTGATGATTTCAACCACCTTATGGACGCTATGCGTTACGGGCTGGAAGATATGTTGGTTGGCCCCGCCTTCAGCTTCGACTAACAACATGATAGTAACAAAACACACGAAAAACGAACGGTTTCCGTGTGTTTGCGTTTATTAAGCAATGAAGAAAGGCGGTAAGTGAATATGTTTCTGGATAACGCTATGGAGCGTATCAACCGCCTGATCCTTCAGGGTGGGCGAACCGGCATGACTGAAAATCAGTTCTTCGCCGCTGAAATCAAGGAATGGAAGAATAGTCAGCGCCGCAAGGATCAGGTTATAGGTGATCTGTACTATGAAGGACAGCATGACATTCTTCAGCGTCAGCGCACAATCATTGGTGAAAACGGTCAACTTCAGGTGGTGACGAACCTTCCGAACAACCGCCTGATTGATAACCAATATGCCCTGATGGTGGATCAGAAAACCAACTACCTTGTGGGCAAGCCCTTCACCCTGAACTGTCAGGATAAGGGTTACACGGATGCTTTGGGCAAGGTTTTCAACAAACGGTTTTACCGGCTTCTGAAATATGTTTGTGAAGATGCCCTGAACGGTGGCCTTGGTTGGCTTTATCCTTACTACAATGAAGCTGGTGAATTGTCCTTCAAGCATTTCCCGGCCTATGACATTCTTCCTTTTTGGGCTGACGATGATCACACCATCCTTGATTGTGCGATTCGTTACTACACCCAAGAAGTGTGGAATGGCTACCAGAAGGAAAAGGTGGAGAAGGTGGAAATCTTCAAAGCCGATGGCATTTACCGGTATATCTATCAGAATAATATGCTGATTGCCGATGTGGAAGCCGGTGAACACGAAAACTATTTCATGGTTGAGGAAGAAGGGCAGGAACCCAAGGGCTTCAACTGGACAAGGATTCCGCTGGTTCCCTTCAAGTATAACAAGCAGGAAATCCCCCTGATCCGTCGTGTGAAAACCCTTCAGGATGGAATCAACACCATGATTTCCGACTTTGAAAACAATATGCAAGAGGACGCACGGAACACCATTCTGGTTCTGAAGAACTATGATGGTGAAAATCTTGGTGAGTTCCGCCACAACCTTTCCACCTATGGAGCCGTGAAGGTTCGTGAGGATGGCGGGGTTGAAACCCTTCAGGTTGAAATCAATGCAGAGAACTACAAGGGCATTTTGGAACTTCTGAAGAAGTCCTTGATTGAAAATGCCCGTGGTTACGATGCCAAGGATGATCGTTTGAGTGGCAACCCCAATCAAATGAACATTCAATCCATGTATTCTGACATTGACCTTGACGCAAACGGCATGGAAACCGAGTTCCAAGCGGCCTTTGAAGAACTGTTGTGGTTCATCAATCAGGATTTCAGCAACAGGGGCTTGGGCGATTATGAAGGCGCTGAACTTCAGATCGTGTTCAACCGTGACATTCTAATCAATGAAACGGAATCCATTGAAAACTGTTCCAAGTCCGTTGGTATTCTGTCCACGGAAACTATTGTGGAACAGCACCCGTGGGTTACGGATGTTGAAGTGGAGCTGGCCCGGTTGCGTAAGGAAAAGGATGAAGCAATGGAACAGGCACAGGAATACGCCGGGGCCTTCCAGACCGGCAACCAGAACAAAGGTGACAATGGCGAGGGTGAATGACCCCCCGTCATTTCACAATATATGCCGGGGTAGACATTGAGTGTGGCGGGGTGCTATTACTCCTACCCGCCAAAGGGTGAAATTCCCTTCCCCGGCACCACATGGCGCATTGGTCAAGAGGTCAAGACACCGCCCTTTCACGGCGGTAACACGGGTTCGATTCCCGTATGCGTCACCAGCCCGAAAGGGCAACACTATTCTTCTTTTTTTTTAGCTTGGAGAGGTTTCAGGCTATAAAACCTCCCGAAACACCTGAAAACATAGGCCCATGCCAAAAGGCGTGAATTTATGGGCCTATATGCTGAAGTGGATGGAATAGGCAGACACGGCGGATTCAAAATCCGTTGCCGCAAGGCGTGTGGGTTCAAATCCCACCTTCAGCACCATTTTTCAGAAAGAAGGTTCCATCATGGATGAAAACTATGAACTGAAAACAAGGATTCGTTGTTTGGAATCGCAACTGCATGAAGCAGAAGATGTTTTGAACAAGAGAAACAAAGAATTTGAATTGAAGTGCAAAGAAAATCAGGAATTGCATGACAAAATCAGATTCCTTGAAGGCCAAATAGACGCTTATCAATATTGTTTGAATTGTAGGCGATAAATTCAGGATTGGAGGAACCGCCCATGAGGAATGCGGACTATTGGCGTGGGCGGTTTTCCATCTTGGAGGACAGCGCCCACAGAGAAGCCCAAAAGACCATTCAGGACATGGAAGAACTGTATCTGGATGCACAGCGTTCCGTTCAGAAGGAAATTGAAAGCTGGTATGCCCGTTTTGCGGTGAACAACCAAATCAGCCTGACCGATGCCCGGAAATGGCTGACCGCTGGACAGCTTGAAGAATTTCATTGGAGCGTTGAACAGTATATCAAGATCGGTGAACAGGCCGGGTTGGATGCGGCATGGCTGAAGAAGCTGGAAAATGCGTCCGCCCGGTTCCACATTTCCCGCCTTGAAGCTGTTCAGACAGGTATTCAGCAACAGCTTGAATTGCTGTACGGCAATCAGGTTGATAGTCTGGATGTCCTGTTGAAGAAGGTTGTGGGCAACGGCTACACCCACACAGCCTTTGAGGTTCAGAAGGGCGTTGGCCTTGGTTGGGATATTACCGGGCTGGATCAGAAGAAACTTGAAACCTTGCTTTCAAAGCCTTGGACAACGGACGGGCGAACCTTCCGGGATCGCTGTTGGCTGAACAAGAATGATTTGGTGGGTTCGGTCAGTAAGAGCCTGACACAAGGGCTTCTTCGGGGTGATTCCCCGGCCAAGATCACCACGGCCATTCAGAAGCAGTTCGGGGTTCATCGGTATAAGGCGGGGCGATTGGTCAACACCGAAACCACCTATTTCAACGCCGTTGCCACCAAGGAATGTTACAAGGATTTGGATGTTGAAATGGTGGAAATCATTGAAACGCTGGATTCCCATACCTGTTCCATTTGTGGTGGGCTTGATGGTAAGGTGATCCCCATTTCCCAATATGAACCCGGCGTGACTGTGCCGCCCTTCCATCCAAACTGCCGTGGAACTACGGCCCCGGCCATTGATCCCAAGTATGCCGGTGAAAGAGCCGCCCGGAACGCTGATGGGGATGTGTACTATGTTCCCGCCAACATGAAATATGCTGATTGGGTTCAGACCTTCGTGAACAATGGTTCCAAGGCTGGCTTGACCGTTGCAACCGGGGCCGCTATAATTAAGGCAAAACGGGCGTTAGAAACCCTGAAGCCTGAAATGTTCCCGGAATATCTGACCGATAAGAAGGAACTGAAGAACACCAAAACCTTGATGGAGTATGTCAACGGGTGTGAAAATGCTGATCCTGATGTGGTGGCCCTTTATGCAAAGATGGGCGATATGGAGAATATCAGGGCCAATGGAATCCCCATGAAGGTTTCCCACGGGAAAAATCATGCGGTCAATTATCGCTATTACACCCGGAATGATCAGCTTGCGGAAGCTGAATTGATTATTCCAAAGTTGGCCGGTGATGATTTGACCGGGCAAGTGGTGACAACGCTTCATGAAGAAATGCACCTGATGGATATGTTCAACCGGGCAGACCCGGCCAAATATTCCGGTTGGTTCAGTTCCAGCAATGCAAAGTTGAGCGCCTTTTTTCAAAAAACCAATACCGATATTGCGGATGATATTGATGCTTTGTTTGAAGCCTTCGACAAGGAATGTGAGCGTATTGCGGCGGAAATCAACGCAGAGTTGAGAACCGCCACTTCCGCCCTGAACGATCAATATTATGCAAGGGCTATTTCCTATGCGAACTACAAAAAAGAGTTCAATAGGCTGAAACGGGAAGCAAGCGAACAGATTGATTACCAATGCCGAAATGCTATGGGTGGCGGTATCAGTTCCCTTGAAGATATTTATGATGCGCTTTCCGGTGGTTCTGCCCGTGATGCCGGTGTTGTGAGATACGGCCACGGTTCCCAATATTACCGTAATGTTGGGAAGCGTTCTGAAGAAACCCTTGCCAACTATGGAGCCTTGGCGATTGTCCGCCCTGATTTGGTGGATATGCTACGCAAGGACAAACCGGAATTGGTGGAAGCCTTGGATGAAGTTATTCAGGAAATGTTGAAGAAAGTGGGTGGTTAAGTGGATCAAGAAAAAAAGCTGATGAAGGTTCATCAACTTCTTACTGAAGTTTCTGATGTGCTGGTGGATCGCTTCTTTGATCTGGACAGCGAAAACCTTCTTGATGAAAAAATTGAAGTGCTGACCGCCCTGAAGAACGGCAAGAAGCCTGAAGAAATCCCCAAGTATTACGCCATTCTGGAAAAGTTCACACCCGATCAGCATTGGGATTGAACCTAATATTGATGATTTGACCACCCCGGCCTTCTGGCCGGTGGTGGTTTTTTCATACCATTTTCGCCGTTTCCCGGTGGTGGGCGGTAAACAGAACCGGAAAAATCGTGGTTCCTAACCCACGGTAAAAAAGGATTTTGGAGGTAACAACAATGACTAAAGAAAAGCTGTTGGAATGGGGCCTGACTGAAGAACAGGCCACAAAGGTTATGGAGGGCTTGAACGGTTCCTTCGTCACCAAGGCCCGGTTCAATGAGGTCAACACCGAACTGACCACCGCCAAGAACACAATCAAAGAGCGTGATACCCAGCTTGAAACGCTGAAGAAGGCTTCTGGTGACACCAAGGCCCTTCAGGATCAGATCACACAGCTTCAGGCCGATAACAAGAAGAAGGACACGGATCACGCCGCTGAACTGAAGAACCTGAAAATCAGCAATGCGGTTGAACTGGCCCTGACCGGCGCAAAGGCCAAGAACAACACCGCTGTTAAGGCGCTGTTGGTTGATTTCATCGGTAAGGCTGAATTGGCGGAGGATGGAACCGTCAAGGGCCTTGATGATGAAGTCAAGAAGCTGGTGGAAGGCAAGGACACGGCTTTTCTTTTTGAGAAGTCCACCGGCACCAAGTTCAAGGGAGCCAAATCCGCTGAAAAGGGTGATGGCGCTGAAGGCGGCATGACCCTTGAAAAGCTGAAGGCCATGAACCCCTTGGATCGCTACAACTATTCCGTCAACCATCCTGACGAATACAAAGAACTTTATGGAGGTAATGAGTAATGGCAAACACTTGCTACGATAACTTTTTCCTGTCCAACGAAATTGAAGATCAGTACCAGAGCCACCTTGATCTTCAGCAGTTTTGCACCGTGGACAACAACCTGACCGGCGTTGCTGGCATGGTTCGCAAGATTCACAAGTACAAGGCCACCGATGGCACCGAGAAGCTGACCATGGGCAACGGCAACACCAAGACCATTGAAGCCGGTTACACCGAGAAGGAATACCGGATTCAGATGGCCCAGAACCGCTTCCAGTATTATGACGAGGAAGCCATGACCGATCCCATGGTGATCACCACCGGCACCCGTCACGCTGGTACGGATATGTTCAACACCGTGAACGCTGACATTTTCGGCGCTTTCAACGAGGCCACCATGACCATCGTGACCACCGCCCTTGGCTTTGATGCCTTTGTGGATGGTGCGGCCATGCTGAATCTGGAAAACCTTGAAGGCGTGACCATCTTCGGCTTCGTCAACCCCGCTGATATGGCGAAACTTCGTAAGGCCCTGAAGGACGATCTGAAGTATGTGGAAGCATACGCCAAGCAGGGCTATGTTGGCACCGTGGGCGGTATCAACATCTACACCAAGAAGAACGCCGAAACCGGCAAGGTGGTCATTGCCACCAAGGAAGCTGTTACCCTGTTCAACAAGAAGGGTACGGAAGTGGAACAGGAGCGTGAAGGCAACATCCGCCGCAACACGGTTTATTCCCGCAAGTATTACCTTGCGGCCATGACCAATGAAGCCAAGGCGGTGAAGATCATCACCGGTTCCGCCGCTGTCACCGCTGACACCACGGTTTCCAGCGACAAGACCTATTACGCCGCTTCCGGTATCGGCTATGTGAAGGTCACGCCCGGTTCCGGTGACAACCCCAAGACCAAGGGTTGGTACGAAATCACGGCGGCGTAAGAAAGGCGGTGAACCCCGTTGCGTGATAAAGCGGTTGCAATGCTAACGGCCCTTGGCGTGGCGGGGGCCGCTGATGATCCGTTGTTGGATATGGTTTTGACCAATGTTCAATGGAGGATCAAAAATCTTTCCAACCTTTCCGAAATCCCGGAGGGGTTGGAAAGTCTGGCCGTTTCTATGGCCGTGGGCGAATACCTGAACATGAAGAAGTGTTCTGGACAGCTTGAAGGGTTTGATTTGGATGCGGCGGTGAAATCCATTCAGGAAGGTGACACCAACATTACCTTTGCCCTTGGTGAAGGTAGTTCAACCCCTGAACAGAGGTTGAACAGCCTGATTGATTATCTGATCAACGGGCGCATTGGTGAAATCTACCGTTATAGGCGGTTGGTATGGTAAATAAGGCCGTGCGAACCGCCTTGGAACGGTTGTGGAAGGATCGGTGTTCTATCTTCATCCGTGAGGAAGTCACCGATCCTGTCACCCACCTGACGGATTCTGAAGAAAAGCCGCTTCTTCAGGATCAGCCGTGCAAGCTGTCTTTTGAAACATTAACTTCAACCAATGGGGATGAAGTGGCAACCGCCCAACAGGTGGTGAAGCTGTTCCTTTCCCCGGATGTGAAGGTTCCCGCAGGATGCAAGATCATTGTCACCCGTCCAAATGATGTGGAACGAACCTTCATCTATTCCCGTTCCGGTGAACCGGGCGTGTTTTCCAACCATCAAGAAATCATGCTTGAACCCTTCAGGGGGTGGGCCTGATGGGAAGATGGGGCCGGTGTGATTACCGGGAATTGAAGAAGCTGGATGAACGCCTTCAACAGCTTTCGGAAGTTGACATGGATCGGCTTTGCCGGGATGCCGCCAAGAAGATTGCCCAAATCCTTCTGAACAAGGTGAAGAAAAGAACCCCCGT